GATGCGATGTGCCAATTCGATCGGTCGAGCATGCAAGCGGTTTTTCCGGCCGGGCCAGGCTCGACCCAGGCGCAAATCGCCACTTCGGTCACCCCATCTCCGCCGAGTCTTTATATCCAAGGTAGCCTTATTGGCGTGACCGGTGCAAATGCCGGATCGAGCCGCAGTGTTGCAAATATGAGTGGCGACTGGATTTACGTGAAGCTCGCGTTCCTTTCACCGATATCACCGGGCGACCAATTCCAGCTGCTGCCGGGTTGCGACCGCACACTCTCGACGTGCACGAATGTGTTCAATAACGCCATCCATTTCGGCGGCTTTCCCAATATCCCGACGCCGGAGACGGCGGTATGAACCAACGCCAGCGCGTGATTGCCGAGGCCGAAACCTGGCTGCGGACACCTTACCACCATATGGGTCGAATAAAGGACGGCGGCACCGATTGCCTGATGCTCCTTGTCGAGGTCTACGAGGCAACCGGAGTGATCGGCCATCTGAAGGTGCCGTTTTATCCCCCAGACTGGAACCTGCATCGCGATGCCGAACGCTATCTGCGAGGATTGATGCGCTATGCGCGCGAGATTGACGGACCACCCCAGAGAGGCGACGTGGCCGTCTTCAGGTTTGGCCGCTGCTTCGCGCATGGTGCGATCGTGATCGCTTGGCCGCTTTTGATACATGCCTGGTGGGACGCCGGGGTTGTCTTTGCTGATGCGCATCAGGCGCCGCTGAGCGGACGGCAGGTGCGCTTCTTCGACCCGTTTCCAACAAACTAATCCCGGCGGCTATGGGCGGAATTCTGAGCGGCGCATCGAACGCCAAGCAGCAGAAGGCGGTAGGCTCGCTGCAGTTCCAGACTTCCCAACACGGGGGAGTTATCCCACTGGTTTATGGCACCACCCGGGTCTCGCCCAATCTGATCGACTATGACGACTTCAAAGCCGTTCCCTCCAACCGGCAGGGCGCGGGCAAAGGCGGAGGAGGTGGAAAAGGGGGCGGGCAACAATACAAATATAGTGCGTCGGTGATTATGGGGCTTTGCCAAGGACCGATAGCCGGCATCGGAACGGTATGGTGGGACAAGAACATCGGGGCGCTCTCCTCGTTGCCGGCCGCGGTCTATCTCGGCAATGACGGCCAAGGGGCAGATCCTTACTGGCAGACCTATCACTCCGCAAAGGCTCTTGGATATTCCGGGACCGCTATAATTGTCGCGAACAACTTCGCGATGGGCAACACAGCCACGCTGCCAAATTTCTCGTTCGAGGTGCAAGGCCTGTTGTCGTTGAGCGGCACCAATGGTCTAGACGCAAACCCGGCTGCAATCGTTTCAGATTTCCTCACCAATCCGCGTTACGGAGCGGGCTTTCCAGCAGCCAATCTCGGTGATCTCGGTCTCTATTCGGCATATTGTCAAGCGCTCGGTCTGTTGTTGTCGCCGGTTCTGGATACGCAGCAAGAAGCGCAGCAATGTCTCGCAGATATTGCCAAGCTTACCAATAGTGCGATTGTGTGGTCGGGCGGGTTGCTAAAGATCATCCCCTATGGCGATCAGCCCATCACTGGCAATGGCGCCGCCTATATCCCGGACACGACGCCGATCTATAGTCTGGATGAAGATGATTTCATTATCCAGGAATCGAGCGTCGGGAGCGGGTCCGGAGTGACGCCTGGGGGCGCCGCCCTGCGGTCAGGCTCGGGGCCGATCACCGGTGGGTTCAGCGACGATCCGGTCCGGATACATCGGTCCACGCCCGCCGATGCCAACAACTCGATCCAGTTGGAGTGTCTCGATCGTTCCAACAATTACAATACGGCGATCGTTGAAGCGTTCGACCAGTCGTCGATCGAGCTATACGGTGTGCGCCGTGAGACCTCCATCAAGGCGCGAGCGATCGTCGATCCAGTCAATGTCGGTCCTCTTGTTGCCCAGCTGCTGCTCCAGCGTGCCCAGCTGTTCCGCAATACATATCAGTTCAAGCTAGGCTGGAAATATTGCCTGCTCGAGCCGATGGACCTAGTGCAGATCAACGATCCCAGACTCGGTGCTTCGTCGTTTACTGTTCGCATTACCGCCGTAGAGGAAGACGAAGAAGGTACGCTTTCGATCACGGCGGAAGACTTCTTCGGTGGCTATTCCACAGCGGTAATCTATCCAAAGCAGCCCGGCGCGGGCTATGTTCCGAATTGGAGTTCGTCTCCAGGTGACGTCAATCCGCCGATCATCTTCGAGCCGCCGGCGGCGCTGCTGACCGGAGCACTGGAAATTTGGGTTGCCGTTTCGGGTTCCCCCGGTTGGGGCGGAGCCCAGGTGTGGATCTCCACCGACGGCGACTCTTACGCCCTTATGGGAACGGTGAATTCGCCGGCGGTGCAAGGCGTATTGACGGCGGATCTGCCCCCGCATTCCTCTCCCGACACTACGAACACCCTTTCAGTCGACCTGACCGAAAGCCAGGGTCAGCTTGTCTCGGTCTCTGCGGCCGATGCAGCCAATCTCGTTACGCTCTGCTACGTTGACGGCGAGCTGCTAGCCTACCAAACTGCAACGCTCACCGCGGCCAACCAGTACAGCCTGACCACTCTTTATCGCGGCGCTTATGGCACCGCGATCGCCGATCATCCTGCCGGAACGCGGTTCGCCAGGCTCGATGGGTCCGTCGGCCGGTTTGCCTATCCGAGTAGTCTGATCGGTCAAACGATCTATCTGAAATTTGCGTCGATGAATATCGTCGGCGGCGGCCTCCAGAGTTTAGCTTCGCTTCCTGCATATACATATGTGGTCAAAGGGACTGGCCAGACATCCTCGATTATCGCCACTGGCTCGTTTAGCGGAAAGCCCACGGCCAACCTCGTTGTCCAGAGCTATGTATTCACCGCTTCGGCGACTCTCCCCGCCGGGCTTGCTGGCAGTCGCGGAACCGCCGCAACGGCAGCGACCGCGACGACAACATTCATCATTCGGAAAAACAGCACGAATGTCGGAACCATGGTTTTCGCTCCGGCGGCTACCACCGCCACATTTACGATGAGCTCAGCAACCACATTCAGTGCCGGCGACGTCCTGACTTTGGTCGCGCCAGCCGCGCCCGATGCCACCCTGGCAAATCTGGCATGGACTTTCATGGGAATCTCGCAATGAAACTCGAATCCTGGCACAGCACCGAAGACAAACGGCGCTGGAAGATCGTCCGCACGGACAATTACACCGACGTTCCTGGTGAGATCATCACGGCTGATGAAGCGACTGGGGAGTGCTGCATACAAGTTGGTGGCGAAACCAAAACATTGAGCTTCGGACCGCGCGGCATCCGGATCGTTGGACGGAGAAGATGACCCGCGCGCCGAGACATGGCCGTACTCCCGGCAGACAAGCCCCCGGAAGATTGGGGGAATGCGAGATGGGCGATGGCGCCAGCGAATAATCGCGAGGTGGCGTATCCGGTCGAGACGCAGCTCGCGCTGATCCGGCGTGACATCGAGGAGATCCATCATGCTCTTCACGGCGATGGCAAGGGCCGCAGAGGGCTGGTCGATCAGGTCGAAGACCTGGTGATGGTTGCGGATCGCGGTCGCTTCAGCCTGCGCGCGGCACTCTGGCTCGGGGGAGGCATCGTCGCGGCGGCTACCGCTTTGGCGCAGTTCAAACAGGCAATTTTGGGGCTTTTCCATCAATGAGCTGGTTGCGCGTCGACGGCGAGCGGCAAGCGGTGCCGCCGCAGCCCGTGCCCTACAACCCATCCGTCACCTCCGACGTGGTGATCGATCTCAGCCATTGGCAGGCGCCGGTCGATTTCGCGCGAGCCAAATCAGCCGGAATCGCAGCGGTGATCCTGAAGGCAACGCAGGGCTCGGATTGGATCGATGTCGCTTTCGCTCAGCGGTTCGCAGCCGCCAATGCAGCCGGACTTCTCGTGGGAGCGTATCACTTCCTTGATGATTCACCGCCCGAATCTCAAGTCGAGAACTTTCTATCGGTGGCGGGGGGCTGTTCCGTCCTAGCACTCGATGCCGAGCCGAACGCGATCGGCGGCACTGTGACGGTCACGCAAGCGGCGGAAGCCGCCGGCCGGCTAAACATGGCAACCGGCTCGATGCCGCTG